TGAGTGAGGCAAGTGGATTTGGGAGTCGAGAGGGGGTCAATAAAAATCAACCGCCCCCGGTGTCAGTCGGTGACAGATTGGAACGATATCAGCTCGATGCTCACGCCTTCGATGATTCGCTGTACCTTGAAGGTGGCGAGTATCTTCCCCTGCTTGTTGTAGCGGCAGTCTATGATGGTGTACTCGGCATTCACGTCGTATAGATCGTAGTCGTCGTCTGGTATCTGTGGACCTTTGCCGTCCATTGTCTTACGGCTCAGCACGTCCTTTGCATGGTTCGTTACTGCGAGCTTGCGCTCATCCATTGTCATGTCCTTCAGCTTCTCATAGTTCAGGATGCCGAAGATACCCAGTCGTTTGTTCTCTTGCATAGTTTCTTCTTCTTTATAATTAGGGTCATTCATTTCGAGGAACCTTCGACGTGCTCGCTCCTTGTTCTCCTTGACCTTCTCCTTGGTGTGAGTGTGCATCGCTTGGTGGGTCTTGATGTGACAGGGTATGCACAGCAGACGGCAGTTGGCTGGGTTGTACGCCAGCCTCTCCATCTCTTGTATGCTCTTGGCTGTCTCCACTGGCGTGATGTGGTGCACATCTATCCCTGGCGTGTAGATGCCTTGCTGAAGACATTCCTCGCACAGTCCGTTGGTGCGCTTGAACACCTCAGCTCTCAGCAGCTTCCATCGCCTATCATTCAGCAACTTCTGGTATCGCTTGTCTCTGCTCATGGCTTAGTCTTCGTTCTTGAGCTGCTTTATGCGATCATTGATATACCAGATAGCCTTCTCAAGGTCTTGTATTTCCTTTTCCTTTGGAGGTGTGCCTACGTCCTGCTTCAGTCCTGCTCGCCACAGATACTTGATGGCGTTGCCTATGGCGAAGCAGTAGTGGCGTGTTATCTCTATGCACTCCACTCCGCTGGGGTGGCTGGTATAGTGGTGAGGGTGGTTGACGGCATCGTGCTCCGTCGCTGTCGCTGGCTGTGGGTCGGTGTCCTTTGCTTTCATGAAGCAACCACTATCATCTCCTACACTGCCGATGTATCCGCATGGGGTTTGGTCTTGTTCTGATGAGAAGTCATCGCAAATGTCTTTCAGCGCACATATAGCGCAGGGGTTTTCATCCTTCTCCACAATGCCCTCTACATATTCATAGGTCACTCCGTCTATGACCAGTCTTGTTATTACTTTCATAGTCCTTGTTGGTTTTAATGTTGTCCTTGTTGTCTTTAATTAGTCTTCGTTCCCGTTCCCGTTGCAAAGGGAGTGTAGATACTTGTGACGTGTCTCACCGTCTTGGGTTTGTAGTTTGAAGATAGACTTGCGGCTGCTATGGTCGTTCCTCTTTGCTCGCTTCATGTGTCGCTCAAACTTATCGTCAGGCACCAGACGCTTGCGCCTGGATACCTGTAGTGCTTCTTTGTATGTCATGTTCTTTTAATATTTAATAAATAACTGTGCTTTGCCCGTCTTTGCTTCACTTGACTCGCCTACGCTGCGTTTGGATGTAACTTTGCTTGGCTAAACTTTGCTCCGCTCCGCTGCGCTCTGCTGGGCTATGTTTGGATGTAACTTTACTGCGCTATGCTATGCTCCGCTCAGCTACGCTTCACTGAACTTCACTGCACTATGTTTGGATATTACTACGCTTTGCTCCGCTCCGCTTTGCTGTACTGTGCTTTGCTACGTTTGGATGTTACTTTGCTTGGCTTAACTCTGCTATGCTGCGCTATACTACGCTGAGCTCTGCTTAACTATACTGCGCTTTGTTTGGATGTAACTTTGCTACGCTTTGCTCCGCTTCGCTAAACCGCGCTACACTATGCTATACTGCGCTTTACTTGGCTTAACTTAGTTTGGATGTTACTTTGCTTTGCTCAGCCTTGCTCGCCTATACTTGGCTCCGCTGTACTTCACCAGACTCAGCCAGGCTACGTTATTTTGTCTTTATTTCTTCAATCTTGTATCTGCCATAGCACTGACGATAGGTGCCTATGCCGTAGCGTAGTCCTGCGTTGGTCATGGCAAGCCACACCTCACTCTTGTTGAGCTGTGTCTCGTCGAAGTGCAACTCACCCTCAAGACTCCACTCTGGTATTATCATGCGAGCGGTTACTACCTTTGCCTTCATGATGCCCACAGGACGGATGTCCACGTAGGTCTCTGAGTGGTCAGTCCATAACTCTTCAGGTGTGCAACCGTTATGGTCGAACTTCAGCACACCATCGTTAAACACAAACACTGAGCGTTGGAACTTGGCACCGAGTTTGTTTTCCTTCGCGCCAGCCTCGAAACTTTTGGCTATCATGTTGGCTGGTAGGATGTACTGACCTTTGTTATTCCAGTAGCATGACGCAAGGAACTTGAGGTGGAAGATTTCATTCTGGTCTTCATCAGTCTTCTTGCGCTTTGATGTCAGCTCACTGATTGCCTTTGTGTACTCGTTCATTGGGTTCACTGTCTGTGGGTTGTTGAGCATGAGAGGACATGTGCCCGTCATGCGGAATTTAATACTCTTCATAATAGTTCGTTTTTTTAAGTTGTTAATAATATGGTTATTTTCTCCGTATAATGTTGTCCTTGTTGTCCTTGTTGTCTTTAATTAGTTCCCGTTCCCGTTATCGTTCCCGTTCCCGTTGCCTGGGTACAGGCATCCGAGGTCGTCTATGGTTCCTCCCTCATACTCCTCGTGGTCGAACAGTCCTTGCATCTCATCCACGCTGTGGTGCTTCACTCGCTTGGTGCGCTTGCCGTAGGCTATCTTCCTACCCCACTCGTGGCGGTTGCAATCTTCGAACATCTGCCTGAGCTCTTCATTGTCCTGCTCGCGCTGGTGTTCTTCCAGCAGTTGGTCGAGCATATCGAGCAGGGAGTTGCAATCCATTTCCACACGCATCTTGTGGAGGCGGTCGTACCTGTCAGGAAACATCAGGCGGATAGTGCGGTCGAATATCTCCTGTACGTTCACCGTCTGGGTGCGCTCTCCAAAGTATGGCTTAGTCACATGCACAGCCCTCACGCCATGCTTTTTGCCCTGGGGTTCTTGCAAGAAGTACGTTGCCTCGCCTACCTCCCTCTGCACGGTGGCATCAGCAAGGTTGAAAGTCTTTTGCCACGCTTTCAGGTGGTCGAACACTTGCATTATGCGCTCCATCTCTGGCGAGAGGTTGTGTCTGTCATCCTTATAACGCAAGAACACATCGCACACCATCTGCACCAAGTCATACACCGTAGTACCGAGCTTTTGCGCCAGTGCATTCATGTGTAGCCATGCGTCAGGGCTCACCTTCGTGTTCAGCACCTGGAAGCGTTCGTTGTCTTGCATGTGTGGTTATTGTTTGGGTTGTAGTTTTAACTTTTCTATGAGCACCCTCAGTCGCGGGTTCTCCATCATCAGGCGTGAGAGTGGTTTGGGTAGGTGTTTGGATTCGTTGGTGATGCGCACTATCACGTCACCGCAGTCTGCCTTTGGTCCGTCTTCTTCTTTCCAGTGCTTAGTCACGAGCGTGGTGTCAACTATCACCTTCTTATACTTCAGTCGCTCAGCCGCCAGTTGCCATTGCTGTATCGCGTCGCGGTCAGGGTAGAGTCTTATAGGTCTGCCCTGGTCGATGATGGGCTTGAGCTTCTCAGGGTTGATGTTGTTCTTTCCACCGCACGCCATCCACACCTGCCCAGCGTGGTTGCCGTAGGCTGTCGCCATGAGCAGGGCGGTTTTCTCACTCTCCACTATGCACACGTCTTGCACCTGTCGCCCTCGGCGGTATTTGTCAAGCAGGTGCATACCGAATAGCGTCTGCTTCATCTCCGTTGCATCAGCCGAATAACCAGTGCGTGGGTCTTGGTATAGCATAGAGTGTATCCATGTGGGGTTACTCTCTTTGTCACGATGACCGTCTGGCTTGTATCGCATCAGCTTGCCAGTCCTTACCCTCTGCTGTTCGTCTATCTGCCACCATATTGTCCTACCGTCTCTGCTCTCGCCCACGTGGTAGTCTATCAGGTAGTCGAATAGGCGTTGCAGTTGACAGTCGTCCCATGCTATGCCAGTGATGAGCCAGTTGACGAGTGGGGCATTAGGCGATGTCTGACGAGCGTCCACCATATACTGAGGCAATACCAGCATAGGCAGGGGTGGCAGTTGTGGTCTTGGCACTGAGGGCTTCACGGTGAAGTTCTCTGAGCCCTCCACCTCTATGCTGTATTTCTTACCCAACCACCTCAGTGCATCGGGGTAGCTCAGGTGCTCGTGCTCCATAAGGAAATCTATCGGACCGCCACTCCACCCACACGAGAAGCACGTCGCCATGTTCTTGGTGGGTGACACCTTGAACGATCCTGTATGCCTATCATCATGAAACGGACATAGGCACTCGTAGGCGTTTCCCTTCTTCTTGAGGTCGAAGTTCAACTCTTCCATCACGTCCACGATGTTGGCAGCGTCTTTTATGCGCTGAATGGTGAAGTCGTCAATCATGATTATTCCTCCTCGTCTTCGTCTTCAAATATATGTGCGTATTTCTTATTATAATAAGACAGCCTGTTGTGTGCCCTCTGTATCGTTTTCGTCTGCTTCTCTATGCACCGCTTAGCGGCTGCCAGTTCCGCCGTCAGTTCGTCGAGTCTCTTAGCCATCTTGCCCTCGTCCTGCTGGTATAGCTTGATAGCCCTCTCCATTTTCTCCATAGGTGTGCTTGCCTTCACACCCATGCCCAGGTGGTATATAAAGCCCGTTAGCAGTTCCTCCTCAGTGAAGTAGAAGTAGCTCTCCTTACCGATGACGAGCTCGTAGCCAGTCTTGCGCGTCTTGATTTCTATCCTCTTCTCCATATTTATTCAGTTGTTAAGTAATCCTTAATCACTCCCTATAAAAGCCAATTCGCGTGCGCGAGGGCGCGTTGCACGCTCCCCGTCTTACCCTTTCTTTCCTCGCCCCCATATCAGGGCGAGGAAATGGGTAAAGGGGAGTGCATCCGTCTTTCGGAAAATTGCAATAAATATATATCTTATATATATTTAGATTTTAGGAAAATTTGCCGCGCATATAATCAGCGCATACTTTTTCAACTGTTGCAGCCAGTCTGACGGCATCTGTAATGTCTTCGATGTTGTAGTTGTCAAAACTTGGTGTAGTGTTAGGGTCTTGGAAGTTTGCTATCACTATCTGGAGCGTTGCTTGTTCTAATTGTTCTTTTGTCATAGTTGTATTAAAATGGTATGGTTCTTATTTCAATCACCTCAGCATTGAGGTAGTATTTAGGCTTCTTCTGGTTGGCTGTGAACTCTTCAGCAGGTTGTGGTATGATGTATCGGCTGTTGACGGCTATATTGATACATTGCTGTAGGTCGTTGCTTGCCTTCACTCCGCACGCCTCCTTGAATATTATGTTGCGTATATCAGTGAGAGTGGCTGGCCATAGCATGTCGCCCTGGTGGTCGGTTATCCACTGCTTGATTTCATCGGCGGTATATTTGAATGCCTTTGGCGCGACGGCATCTTCTTGCTGAGGTCTGCCCCAGCTGTCAATAGGCAGCACTCGGAACTTCCAGTCCT